AGGATTAATACTTTCCGTAAGGAAGAACACAGGTGGAGAAAAGCATATGCAGAAGAACACCATACTCAAGGACATAGGTACGTCTTTAGTGAGATACCTAACGATGAGTATGGTAAGAAGTTAGCACGAGGTATGAAGATGTATCTCAATGACGAGTCATACACCATGAGAGTACGAGGGCAACACCTCAAGCCTGAGTTGTATGGCACAGGCAAGGCTTCATTTGGACAATCCATTGAAGACTCAACACATTTAAGAATTTATATTGACAAAAAGAAAGGAGAATAATTATGTTTGATTTAGTACCAAATTTATTTGAGTTAGATGAGGACTTAAACTTTGAGTTATCCTATGAGGATAGCAAGTTGGCAGGTCACAAGTTTGGATTCAATGTGAATACAGGAGAAGCGATTAGCCATACGAAGAACACATTCAACTGTGTATCACACCCTAAGTTCTTTAACTCTGTGCAAGATGTTATCATGGATAACAGAGAGCCACATGAGTTACTTGATGCAAAGGTTAAGCAGAAGAAGTGTAGAAACAATGCATGGGCAATGATAGATATTACGTTACCTAACGTAACCTATCGTGTTTACACAGACAAGCATCAGACAGATATCAATGAAAGGATTATCCTTTTACATGGTATTGATGGCTCATGCTCTAACGTAGCATTGTTTGGTGGTATAGATATGTTCTGCACTAATGGACAGATTAGGGGTAAGTATGACTTAGTTAAGAAAAAGAACACAAGTGGTTTCAATATTGAAACATTTGTGGGAGAGTTACAGACTGCTAAAGCAGACTTCGATGCTCATTGTAAGATGTTACAGTCATGGGCAGAGACACCTATCAAAGCTAATGTTAGATTACTTCTCGATAAGATAGTAAAGTCTGAGAGACTTTCTAAGAAGATGCATACTCTTGCACAACAAGAGATAAGCAAGAGAGGTAAGAATATGTATGCTTTGTATTCTGCATTCACTAACTACTCATCTTATGCAGATGAAAGAAATGGTTTCTCATTACGTAATACAGGTAATGATACCAAAGGTGAGTCAATGTGGAAGAGAGAGCAACAAGTTGCACAATGGATAGACTCTAAGCCTTTCCAAGACTTGTTAGTAGCCTAATGATTTGGGTTCTCTACGTCATGTTTATGACAGAAGAAAGAACTCTGAACAGTATAACTGAACAGAGAACTTTCTCATCTTATAATGAGTGTAATTTATTTTACACTCAGAATAAGAAAAGTCTTGACGAAAGTATAGTTGAAATAATTCAACCTAGACTTACAAAATCTGAAATAATTCATGTTGGTTGTATGCCAATTAGAAAGGAGAAAATACAATGAATGTATTAAGTTTATTTGATGGTATGTCATGTGGGCAACTTGCCTTAGAACGTGCCAATGTATCTGTAGATAATTACTATGCTTGTGAGATAGACAAGTATGCCATACAGATAGCACAGAAAAACTTTCCTAACACGATACAGTTAGGAGATGTACGAGATGTTATAACGTCAAGTTCTAAATCTAAGTATGCTCCAACATTTTATGAGGGAGAAATAGATTTACTTATGGGTGGTAGTCCATGTCAAGGATTTTCCTTCGCAGGAGAACAGTTGGCATTTGATGACCCACGTTCTAAGTTATTCTTTGAGTTCATAAGAATTATGAATGACTTAAAACCAAGATATGTATTGCTTGAGAATGTACGAATGAAGAAACAGTTTGAAGATGTGATTACAGAACACATGGGTTTCCCACCACAGTTACTAAACTCAAGCAAAGTTTCTGCACAAAACAGATGGAGAAACTATTGGTTTGGCACATACATCAATGGCAAGTATGAACAGATAATGATTCCACCTTTGGAAGACAAAGGCTTGGTACTCAAGGATATATTACAGACTGACCATGACGAGCCACCTGTTCCTATTAATGAACGTAATGCAAAGCATCACAAGAACCCTAATCAAAAGGCATTGTGTACGACTGCTACTATGTATAAAGGTGCAGGTAACAATGGCATGACATTGGTTGATAGACTTATGCCTGTAGGAGAAGCAGAAGAGTATGCACACTACAACTACAGAGCAACTAAAGAAGTGTATCACATGGATGGTAAAGCACCTACGTTACTCACTATGCAAGGTGGTAACAGAGAGCCAAAGGTTGCAACCTATTCACCTAAAGGTGGTAGGATTGTTAATCGTAGGCTAGATGCCAATGGTGTACGTAAAGACTATCAAATGGATTTACCTTTAGAACCACAAGTAGAAGTACGTAGTGATGACAAGACTAATTGTTTAACTACTGTACAAAAAGATAATGTTGTGGTGCAAGGTATGACATGGAGAAAGCTAACTCCTGTAGAGTGTGAGAGATTACAGACTTTGCCTGACAATTATACAGAAGGTGTGTCAAAGACACAAAGATACAAGATGATTGGTAATGGGTGGACAGTTGATGTGATTGCACATATACTAGGAGAAATGTTATTGCCTAAAAAAATTAAATCAATTAACTACGAGAAAGGATATTTTGTTTATGCCTAAAAAATTTAGACCCCATTGGGAAGTTATGTCTGATGATTCATTCAACAAGACATTAAAATTAATAATAATAATATTGTATACATATGCAATATTTGAAGTAGCAAAGGAGTTATTATCATGAGTGATAAACATATACAAAATGTAATTACATTAAAAAGAATTAAAAATGTAGCTACAGATATTAAAAATGATTTTTATGAGGGTAACGACAGTCACTCTCGTGCAGAATATAAAGGTGCTTGTGAAAGTTTAGATATGCTTATCAGACACTTTGAAGAAGTTATTTATGGAAAGGAGAATGTATGATTAAATTAATACATGATACATGGGATTCTGTCATGAACTATAAACACAATCCATTAAGACACATACCTGATTTAAATACTAGGCATATGGTTATGCAGGTGTTAGCATGGATGTGGTGCATTGCATTCTCCATGTACTTTGGTAGTATGTGGATGTTTGGGATAACTGCGATTGCCCACGTATTTATATTGGCTGCTATTGTGTTAACTGTAGCTACGTTTGAGACTGCGAAGAGAAAGCCTAGTTTCTTTCTACAGAAAGGGTATCATACACCTAGTCGTAGTCGTGCTATATATTACAATGGCAAAAGGTTTGAGTTAGATAACAACGATAAAGGGGGAGAACATGAATAACGATGAATTAATATGGTTTATATTAGGTATGTGTTGCATGGCATTCATACTAGGATTTATGGGAGTAGGATTATGAGTAGATATTATGTAGAACTAAAAAGAAACTTAAAACAAAAACGTAGTATTAGTTTTTATATGATGGCATACAATAGAACTCAAGTAATTGATATGTTTGGAGATGAATATTACGTTGTTGCAGTAGACCCAACAGAATAGGAGATATACATATGAATAGATTTATTATAGAAGATACACCAAGCAAGATTGCATCATCTCTATGTGACCAACACGTAGTCAAGATGCCACTAGAGGAAGCACAGATGTTGTGTACTGCACTATGGCATCATGCACCTGACTATGCAGAGGAGCATGACTTATACAAACCTGTACATCAAAAGCATCCTTGCACACTATGGGCAATGGAGAATAGGTCAAACTATCTCTTTGCTTTTTGTTTGTATGACTGTATGCTAAGTGAGTACAGTAGAAGATATAAAAAGATACATGGTGCAATCAAACACTTTACACCTCTGTGGGAAGGCAGAATATATTTACCTGATGGTAAAAGAACACCACACCCACAATGTTTCAGTGGACTTGATGACCTCAAGACAGATGAGTTCTATCCTATGGAAGCATATCGTAAATTTTATATTGTTGACAAATCTAAATTTGCGAGGTACAAGTATACAGAGAAACCAAAATGGATGGAGAATGATGAACTTAAAATCGCTTAATGAAAAATATCTTTTGTCTAACGATTACAATAACTTAGCAGACAAAACTAAACATGATTATCAATACTGTTGCAACGTTCTGTTGGACACAGAAGTTGACGGAAAAAAGATGTCAAGTATTTTATTGTCTGACATGACAGGTGCGACTGCACGAAGAGGATACGAGGTGTGGTTGAGTAGAGGAACTTACTTAGCCAACTCAGTATGTGCAGTTGCACGTAAGATGTATTCTTTTGGAATGGAGATGGGATATGCAGAGAGCAATCCTTTTTCTACTTTCAAAAGAAAAACTACTCATATAAGAAATGTAACTTGGACAAAAGAACAAGTTAGGATATTTCTTAACTACTGTTACAACGATTTCAAGTATAGAAACTTGGGATTGATAGTACAAATGGCATACGAATGGTGTCAGAGGGTAGGAGATATGAGAATGTTACAGTTTTCTAGCATAGATTTTGACAAAGGTGTGTTAAATTTGCAACAGTCAAAGAGAAGAAGTGTGGTACACCTGCCTATTTCTCTTGACTTATTAGAAATGCTTAAAGAACAGGCAAAAGATTATGACTTTCAACCCTACGTTGCACCCTATCCAACACCAATGAAGGGTGTTTACAGTCCATATGCCATGCAAAGACTGTCAAAAGTAGCAAGAAGAATAATAAAAGAGTCAGGATTACCGAATGAGTTACGTATATCGGACTTGCGTAGGACAGGAACTACTGAAATGGTAGAAGCAGGTGTGCCTATGGGTCAGATTATGTCCGTTACAGGTCATGCAAACCCACAGTCGGTCAAGCCTTACATGAAAAATACGTATGCTAGTGCAGAAAATGCCTTGACATTACGTAATAATTACAATAAGAGTATATAATATGAATATATATAATATAATAAATGATTTACATATAAGTGTAGGAGAATCAAAAAGAATTAACTGTCCTAGTTGTAATGGTTATAAAACATTTACTGTAACCAACAACATGGGTAGGCTAGTTTGGAACTGCTACAAATCTTCTTGTCCAATATCAGGTACAAAGAAAGTTAATCTATCTGTGGATGATATTAGGAACTCTGTATTTGAAACCAAGAAGATGTCAGAAGAATTTAATATGCCTGAACACGTAGTATATCACAACGATAGGATTGAAGTCGTAAGATATGCATTAGAGTTTGGGTTGGATTATAAAAGAATACCACTTTACTATGATGTAAAAGAGAATAGAGTTGTATTTCCTATCAAGAAAGATGGACTAATTGTAGATGCAGTTGGTCGGTCTGTAGGTTTCCGTTTACCTAAATGGAAAAGATATGGGAAAAGTGACTTGCCTTTTACTTACGGACATGGTAATGTGGGAGTAGTCGTTGAGGATTGTGTGAGTGCATCTGTTGTAGGCGATGGTGTTTATGTAGGGGTAGCTGTGTTGGGAACATCATTAAGCAATTCACACAAGAGATACCTAGCACAGTTCTCAACTGCTATAATTGCCTTAGACCCTGATGCAATGCCCAAGACCCTTGCCTTTGCAAAAGAGTTACGAGGATACGTAGATGATGTCAGAGTGTTAAAACTCAAAGACGATTTGAAGTATAGAAAAGAAGAGGACTTTATAAACTTAAACAAACTAACCCCAAAGGAGAACCAACATGGAACTATCACTACTACGTAGCTTAATGAATAAAGACTTCTATGAAGACCATAGAGGTGCAAGATGTCCTGATAGATTGTTTAGCAAAGATGCTAGAACTATCAAGCACACGATAGATAAAGCTATGAGAAAATATAATAGAGATGTAACACCTGATGAGTTACAGGCTCTGTTTTTGTCTAGCAATCCTGCTATGACAACTGCACAGAAGCAGGGATACTCTGCTCTGTTTAATGATATTAAAAGACAGACACCTATGGGAACAGATGTGGCACAAGATGTGTTATCTAAACTGTTCCAACAAGTTATAGGAGAAGATGTAGCTAACTTAGGTTTTGATTTCGTGAATGGTACACAGACAAGTATGAAACCATTACGTGATTTATTAGAGAAGTATAACGATGACTTCACACCTGAGATGAAGATTGAATGGGATGATATATCATTTGATACTTTGATAGCAAAGCAGAATCAACAGACACGTTGGTCATTTAATCTGCCTGAGTTAGCTAGGAAAGTAGAGGGTGTCAATGGTGGCTATCTTGTAGAGATAGGTGCTAGACCTAATACAGGAAAGACATCCTTTCATGCTTCTATGCTTGTAGGAGAGAATGGTTTCGCAAGACAAGGTGCTAAGTGTGTTGTCTTGTGTAACGAAGAATCTTATGATAGAGTTGGGTTCAGATATCTTACTGCTTCATCTAACATGGATAAGTATGAGATAAAGGATAACCCATCACAGGCTAGGGATAGATACAAGATTGTATCACCTAACCTAAAGATTAAAGATGTGACAGGAGAAGACATGGCATGGGTAGAGAGTATGTGCAAGAGTGTCAAGCCTGATGTTGTTGTAATAGACATGGGAGATAAGTTTGCACGTATGGCAGGTTATGCAAGACCTGATGAAGCACTCAAAGCCAATGCAATATATGCAAGACAGATTGCAAAACAATATGATTGTGTTATATTCTATATGTCACAACTCTCTGCAGAAGCAGAGGGTAGACAAGTTCTTAATCAGGCTATGATGGAAGGCTCACGTACAGGTAAGGCAGCAGAAGCAGACCTTA